ACAAGAAGAAGCAATTAAGATTTTAATTCAAGTAGCATTAGTAGCTCAATCAAAAGGGCTATTATCATTAGAAGACGCAGTAGTAGTAAAACAAGCAATTGATTTATTAAAACCAGCGTCTACACCTGTTACTAATGAAATTCCAGTAGAAGATGCTGAAGAAGTAATTTAATTTACTAAATTTATTTTATATTCAAATGTATGCCGACTAAATCAGTTGGCATATTTTGTTTATTTTTGTATTATAATAATTAACTAATCGATTACAATAATAATAACATGATTACAACATGAATCCTATTTATCTAGCAATTATTGGTTTTACAACTAATGGTTTTACAGCTTTTATCACCCATTCTTTTTCAAGAAAGAAAGTATCAGCAGAAGAAGGAAAATTAGTTTCAGAAACATATACTACATTAGTGAAAGACTTACAGATACAGATTGAGATAATGAAGGCGAGTATTGATGAGCTAAGAAAAGAAAATTCTGACATGGCTGTAAAAATAACAAGTATGTCGATTAAGATTCAGAAGTTAGAAATTGAAAATAAACATCTTAAAAAAGAGAAGTAATAATTTGTTTATATAAAAAAATACTCTATATTAGCTGTCGATAAATAAAAACACAAGACAGTTAATATGCTTAGAGAATACATAAAATGGGTTGGTGGTGCTTTATTACTAACCTTCATCATCATACAGTACTCAACTTGTAATAGTTACAAGCAAGATTTACAAGATAACAAATCACTTATAAAGGCATCTCAAGATACAATTACTTATTACAAGGATAAGAACGGTGAGAATAGTGCTAAGATAGCATTGTTAGAAGGGGATAAAGATAACCTATTACTTATCATAGGTAAGTCAAATAATAGAATAACAAAATTAATCAAAGCGGGAGCTTCATCTGGCACAGTCTACAGTCAAATAACCAAGTTTGACACAATAACATCAGTTAGAGTAGACACAATAAACAACAGACCTTCATTTAATGATACAACAACTAATCAATGGTTGACTTTAAAGTTATCCCTTAAGAATGATAGTTTGTATAAATCTATAGAACTTACAGACTCAGTTAGTGTATCATTCCAATATATCTCTCAGAAAGGATTCTTAGTACCCAACAAGCGAGTTGTAATCATTTCTAACAGTAACCCTTACGTTAAGATAACAGGGCTACAATCGTTTAATATACCCACTAAAAAGAATAGTAAGTTAAAGTTTTGGTTAGGTACAGGATTGGGCTTAGGTTTAGGATATTTAATATTCAAATAATATGGCAATCATTAAAAAGAAAAAAGTATATAAGAAAGTAAGCATACGCTCTACTGCAATTAAGAATGGTTACAAATCAGGATTAGAAGATGTAGTAGCTCATCAGATAGAATCTAAAGGCTTAGAGGTTAACTACGAGATAGAGAAGATTAAGTACGTTATACCGTTATCTAATCACACATACACCCCAGACTTCAAGCTGCCTAATGGAATCTTTGTAGAAACTAAAGGAAGATTCATGCCTGAAGACAGAAAGAAGCAATTATTAGTGCAGTTCCAAAGACCTGATTTAGACATTAGATTTGTATTTAGCTCATCTAAGGCTAAGATAAGTAAAGGATCTAAAACATCTTACGGTGATTGGTGTACTAAGAATGGATTTAAATATGCAGATAAGTTAATCCCTGAATCTTGGTTTAATGAAGAGCACCAATAAACTTACTAGCAACCACGTTTTCGTAGATAAGTTCGGAACATTTAAATTCATATATGATTTTTATGGAGAAATAAATGGCGTATACGAGTTTGATAGAATACTAGAATTTTACACAATAGAAAATAAAGACGAAGACCAAGACGATAACTATTATGATGATGAATAATGAAGAAGAAGAGCAAACTGCATACTTAGATATTACATTATTTAAGGATGGAGAATGCGTTATTGAGCTTTCAGATAACGGTAAGTTAGCTAATTTAGTGGCTGAAGGAATTATAAATGATGATAAACTATTTGCATTCTTTGCGAATGTATTAATGAATTACCAATTAAAACTGAGTAGTGGTAATAATAACACCAATGATTACAACAAGTAAAAATTATTATGGGAAAATTCACACACGTTAAAAAGAGAGCTATCAATCTATACAGAGATATAGAAGATCCTACTTCACAAACATTTACTTTCTGGTCTAAACAGATAGCAGGTGAATGCGATGTTGAGTATGATGATAACTTCAGAAAAAGACTTTACGAATGGGTTAACTATCATGACTACGATGATAACGACTTGGATAACATGACTGACACAGACACGAATCAATACACTAGTTTAGGTACTAAAGGATTGTCAGCATTAAAAGAAAACGGTCAGATAATGTCAATAGATGAGTACTGCACTAGTTACGGTATCCCAAGAGGACACGTTAAAACCTATAAGTTAGTTACTCATACAGGAGTACCTTACTACAATATTGCGTCTTCAAATGTAGAGGGTAGTTTAGATATTTTTAATGAGGAGTTTATTGATATGTTCATAGCTAAGATAGCTGATTATGTCCCAGTATACCCTAACTACTTAAGAGGAGGTAAATCTTATAAGGATACAGATGATGAGAACTTGATGGTTATTGACTCTGCTGATATACATATGGGTAAGCTCGCCTTAGCATACGAATCTAGTGAGGAGTATAACATAGAGATTGCAACACAAAGAGTAATAGAAGGATTCCATGGCATCCTAAACAAAGCGAAGAACTTTGATATTAATAAGATAGTATTAGTAATAGGTAATGATGTGTTACACTTTGATAACGCAAGGACCACTACTACTTCAGGGACATTCCAAGATAGCTGCACAAGTCTTCCTAATGCGTTTAATGTAGCGTTAGAATTATACATTAAGCTAGTTGAGAGCGTAATGGATACTTATGATGTAGATGTCATATATAACCCAAGTAACCATGATTATATGTCAGGATGGATGTTAGCTAGGTCGCTAGAGTGTTGGTTCAGAACGTGTGATAACATTACGTTTGATACTACTATGAATCACAGAAAGTATTATCAGTACGGAGTTAATATGATTTGTACAAGTCATGGTGATGGAGCTAAGATGGATAATATGCCAATGTTGATGGCTCACGAAGCTCCTATGATGTGGGCTACCACTAAGTACAGATACGTTTACCTTCACCATATACACCACAAACAAGTAACTAAATTCCAATCAGCTAAGGATTACATAGGAGTTACTGTAGAGTACTTAAGAAGTCCTTCATCAAGTGATCGCTGGCACTCAGATAATGGGTATGTAGGAGCTAAGAAGGCTATTGAAGCATTTATTCATAGCAAGTTGTATGGTCAGATTGCAAGGATTACTCACTTGTTCTAATTTAGATTCATTATAAATAGCAGAAATATTTTGTAAAGTTAAATATTAAATATAATTTTACTCCTGTTAACAAGGGAGGGTGACTACTTTGATTTGCGGGACTCAAACAGTTGCTCTCCCTTTTATAATTTAAAACTAAACATATAATCAATAACATGAAAACAGAACAGGAATGGATTGACGAAGTAATGGATGAGTTCGATTACGACAGAGTACAAAAGGTAATGGAGTTCCTTGATTGGACATGGATTAGTGTAGATGGTACACTAACTATATCTGATTTAAAAAGGAGAACAAGGAAAATGTTATCAGAATCTATTGTTAATTGTCAGATTGCTAAGTCTAATTATACATCAAGTACAGGAGGATTTACAGTTGAAGTAGAATGGGATAAAGTATTAGGAGGTATAGATTGTGTAGAGCTAAGGTTTGTATTAGAACATTCATTAATATTTAATAATTAAGATATGAAAATTAAAGAAGTAGAAGATAATTCAATTGTTAATGATATTGATTTGTGGGATAATGAAATTGTAGTAAATGATAATGGTTTAAAATACATTAAAAGAGATGGAGTTAGAGTGTTTGAAACAGGTAGTGTCAGATCATTAAATGATGGTAGGGAAAGGTATGATTTAATCCCTCAGTTAGCATTAGATGTTGCGGCTAAGATTTTTGGTAAAAATATAGGTCAATTTGGTTCTGGTAATCATATGGAATATTGTATCCCTGAAAAGGCTTGTCTTGAGTCATTAAAAAGACACTTAGCTGCTTATACACGCTCTTTAGAAGGATATGAGAACACTAATGAAGATGATGCAGGTTCTATATTGACTAATGCATTGATGCTTGTACACACTATTGAAATGAAGAAAATAGGATTATATAAAATAAAGTATGGAAAAGATATATAGTATATATTGTATTGAGAATAAAATTAATAATAGAAAATATATAGGATGCTCTAGTGTAGTTGACAAAAGAATTGGTCAGCATTTTATAGATTTAAAAGGTGGGTATCATCATAATGAGTTATTATCTTTTGATTTTAATTTATATGGAGAAAATAATTTTAAACATTATATTTTAGAAACCTTTATAGATGGGAATAAAGTTTCTATTGAGGGTAATTATATTAACCAATTAGGAAGTTTCGAATTAACTGGTGGTTATAATTTAGATTATTTTGATATAATTAAAAACGCTTTTATAAAAAGTAAAATTACGAGTAATAAATTATCTGTTGTTCAAAAATACAATAATCAAAAAGAACCAAATAAACATTTATTAGAGAGAAATTTAACTTTTAGTAAGCCTTTAATATTTATTAATTTAGATACAGGTAAATCTAAATATTATGAATCAATAGCTAAATGTTCTAATACTGAGATGGTATCAAAAACATCTATATGTAGAATGGTAAATAATTTTCCAATGGTTAGTAAGAATAAGAAATTTATTTATTCAGTAATAAGTTATAATGATTTTATTAATAACTATAGCTCTAATTTAGAATATGTATTGAATATAACAAAAAAGATTAGTGATGATAAATTCATAAAAAACAATAAAGAAATAGTTTTATCAAATAATAAAGTTGTAAAGTATGATATTAATGGTAATTATTTAAGTACTTTTGAAAATATTAAAGACGCTGCGATTGAATTAAATTTGTCTTATAAAAATATTCATCAAGTAGCGTCTTATAAAAGAAATAAATGTGGAGGTTTTGTTTATAAATATGCTGATTCAAAAAAAGATAAATTCTATAAAGAACTTAACCTACCTAATCGTAAAAAAGCAGGAGAATCAGTTTCAAGAAAAGTAATAAATACAATAACAGGAGAAATTTGGCAGAGTATCTATGATGCATCTCTGTTTAATAATATAGGATATAGTGCATTAAAGATGCAAATTAGAAATAAAAATAAAAATATTTCTGGACTTCAATATTTAGATGTATAGATGAAGAAACTAACTAAGATACAAGTCGAACTATTTAAAAAGTTTGTAGATATTTTTGATGTAGAAGTAGTTTATAACGGAAAAGTTCTTACATTTGAAGATGCTATGAT